ACTCTTGGAATATTGCCAATTTTCTACTATGTGATTGTAGGCATTCTCTCCTAATTTAATTCTTTTTTCTTTATTTAAAACTAAATCTTCCAGTGCATCAAACCATTCGCTAGGTTTTACTAATAAGCCAGTTTTCTCATGTTCTACCACCTTTTTATCTCCAATATCCATGAAATACGGATAGACTCTTGAGCAAATTGTAGGAAACTTCATAGCAGACATTTCCATGAACTTAATATGAGACTTACAACGAGTAAATGAACTATCTACCAATGGTGCTACAGCTATATCCCATTTAAGTTTAGAGAATCTCTGGCATCTCTTTAAAAGTCCATGTAGCAGGTAATAAATCACATCGATTCATCTCATGTGAAGTAAAATCCTTAAAATAATGCAAATCTTTGGCGCTGATAGAGCCTATGGTTTCGAAGTAAACATTTGGATACTTTCTCATTACCTTCATAAGATGAGGCATAAACATAGCCAAATCATCCTGATGAGAATTAGAGCCTAGATAACCTATTACTATTTTATCCTCATGCTTAGGTTCTGGAGTAAAGTTCCACTCGCTTATGTCATTCATATTAGGAATTACTACAATCTTTTTATCAAGATTATGCCTGTCCTTAAAGTGTTTACGGAATTTCTGCTTTAAAGGCTCTGTAGATACAGTGATCACATCTGCAAAGGATAGAATTGTGGCCATAAAGGCTTTATCTCTCTTACCATCTTTTAACTTGTCATAGAGAGGATGACTTTCATGGACATCTAGGAAATTATCATCACAGTCAATTACCACTTTCTTTTTGTATTTGTCTCTAGCAGCAAACATAGCAGAAGCCTCCATAGGATCACTAAAATAACTGCACCAAAAGACATCATATTCCTCGAATATCCTTTTCCATCTTTGGTCTTTTGACTCCCCTTTCCTTGTAAACTCCTGCCCCATTACGGTTACTTCATGTCCCTTGACCTGCTGTGAAGGTTTAATAATTCGATAGTAACCTACACCTCCATAAGTGTTCTGCTCTCGTCTAATTACGTTTGCGTTCCAATCACTAAAGTAAAAAAGTATTTTCATGTTATTTCTTTTCATTGAAATTCCCTTCGAAATGTTTGTGATGACGAATAGTGACTACACCTCCCATTGAAGCGTATCCATCACCTTGCACCCATACTTCAGGAATTATATTAATATTTACTCCCGCCTTATCTATCGCTGGCATTAGAGATATTTGGTCTCGACGAGAAAACCTGCAATAGTCAGCCCACCAAAACTCATTCATATTTCTAGTCTTTTGATTGTTTCTACGAATAATAAAATAACCGGAACATAGACCCTTGTGCTTACCATATTCATTATCTTCATAGTGTTTAGCCTGTTCAATGATTATCTCAGGGTCATCCAAACCTAATTTGGCGCAAGTTAATGCTTCATCATAAATACAATCCCTAGCCCCGTGTTGAAACATAGCCATGTCATATCCTGTTAAATACTTTTCAACAATCTCTTCAGGAGGGACAACAAATCTCATATTCCCATCAACCCAGATAGTCACATCTGCCTTAGAATACTTATGTATGAGTATCTTATGTATTCGAGAGTTTCTACGAGGGTCTGTAAATTTATTATAGGCTGGTTTGATTTCCCAAATCTTAGATTCATAGGGTCTGTCAGTATACGCAGTGAACTTAGCACCACTTGGAACATGATCATTTCTTAACCAATCTTTATCACCTGTTATTGATGTAATTACTTCTATTGTCATTTAATTGAATTAACTATGTTAGATATTTTCTCAATCTCTTTCTCTGTAATCCCTGGATATGTAGGAAGATAGAGTATTCGTTTACTCCACTTATGTGAGTTTAACTTCTCATATCGTTTATCAAAATATTGTGGTTGTCTTTCCATTGGTTTAAATCCATATCTTGATTCAATCCCTTCTTTCAAAAGAGCTTGTTTTATTTCCTCCTGTTTGTTTCCACAATTAATGTCATACATCCAAACTACATTTCTTATCGGCATAATGTATCTATGATTTAAGTATTCTTCATACATAAATTGAATCTTATCTCTCTTATCAAGAATCTCATCTATTCTAGTTACTTGCGCATATCCTATTGCTGCCTGAATATTTGTCATTCTAAAGTTATGTCCCATTTTTGGATGTAACATAGTTCTATCCTTATCAAAATACATATTGGCATAGAGTCTCATTTCTTCTGCCCAATACTTAGAATTAGTTAGACACATACCTCCTTCTCCAGTAGTCAGTATCTTGTTCCCATAAAATGAATAGCAAGCTATATCACTGTCAGGTTGAATACCGTGAGCTTCAGCCATATCTTCTACTACATAGAGTTGGTGTCTTCTAGCAATCCTATTTATCTCGACCATATCACACTGACGACCATAGATGTGAACAGGAATAATTGCCTTAGTCTTTTTACCTATGGCTTCTTCTAGGAGATCCACATCAATGTTTAGGTCATCCGCACAGTCTATAAACACTGGTGTAGCACCTGTATATGAGACTGCCCACGCTGTTGCAATCATTGTATATGAAGGTACAAGAACTTCATCACCCTTACCTATACCTAAAGCTTTTAAAGCTAGATAGATTGCATTAGTACCACTATTACAAGCGACACCGTATGCCATTTTGTTATAGTCAGCCCAAGCATTCTCAAACTTTCCTACATAACTACCTACACCAATATCTTTAGCAGCAATAGCATCTAATACAAACTCTTTTTCCTTAACTGTTATTGAAGGGATTGAACATTTAATCATAGTAGTTTTTCATGTTCTTTTACTAATCTATAAGTATCGCTCTCATAGTTTTCTCCCTTTCTTTTACCTATACAGATAGAAAGTATAGTACTTGGCTTCATTGCTTGATATGCATGTTTTACCCCAGGTCTATGCACAAAGACATTGCCTGGAGTCATAAGTAATCTGTAATCATCCTGCGCACAAGTAAGTTCACCTCGAAGGCAAATATCAACTTGTAATGTTTTCTTGTGGTAGTGGTTACCTCTTATTGCTCCAGTTTTAAAAGTAATCTTAGTCACAGAGCAGTCCTCGTTTACTAATAAATCTTCTATTATTCCTCTTTTATCTTTAAATGACATATGGTTCTGGGTTAGGTATTATCCAAGTTTTAATTTGGGGTACATTTTTAATAATTTCGTCTTTGAAATTCCAGGCGAGTAGTAAACCAACTTCATCGCCTTTCAAGTCTTTGTCAGACTTTATTTCTAGATGATCTCCTGGTGTATATCTACCCTGTTTAAGCTTTGATACATCAGTAACAAAGTCTAAATACTTTCCAACTCCAGTGTAGTTAAGTAGAGTCATTCCCTTAGCTGGAGATGAGATACCAACCACTTTGCAACCTTGTCTTTTAAACTCCATAACAATACGCATTAAGTTTTCTTTATTTTCCTTTACCTTCTCAGCAAATTGACCTAGAACATTTAGAGAAAAGTTTTCATTTCTAGCTGTTCTATCAACAATAGGACTTATTTCCCTCTCATCTTTTCTTGCTATATAACATCTAAAGCAACCTCCATGGATAGGCGTAAACTCAATATCAAATATCTCCATATCATGTTCTCTAAGAAATCTAATAAGGGGTTTAACTGCTAGATATGATAAGTGTTGATGATATACAGTGTCGTATTGCATATCTCTTATGAAATCTCCTAGATATGGTGATTCAAAAACAAATACTCCATTTGGTTCAAGAATCGCTTTAACGTCCTCAATTACTTTGTCTAAATCATCTATATGCGCAAATACATTAGAACCAGTTATTACATCGAAGCCTCTTATAAAAGTAAAACCTTCCGGTATCAATGCTTCTTTTGAAAATAATGCTGTATAAGTTGGAATACCTCTTGCATTAGCTATATCAGTAATGTCCTTACATGGGTCAATACCTTGAACCTGGAAACCTCTAGCTTTAAACTTTGATAGTAGAGTCCCATCATTGGAACCAATGTCTAAAACAAACTCTTTAACAAACTCTTTTTTGCCAACTTTCGCGATCACAGAGTCGGCAAACTCTTCCCAATGCCTATCAGCAGTCTTAGTAATACCTGACTCATATAGATAGTCTGTATCATAAAGAACCTCTGGTGATACTGTGTAATCTAACTGTACAAACTCACATGCCTGACATTGTACTAATCTTAAAGGATAAGTAGTTTCAGGTAAGTCTTTACTCTTTCTAAAGTTATCTGAATGAGGATGATGTCCTAAATCAAGGAACATCACTAGGTCTCTACTCTTACATAATCGACAAAATTCTTTTTTCATCTGTTTAATTTAAATTGTTTTGGTAATTTTTTTGACCACTTATAACCACTGCTCTGGCCATCTAACTTTGGCTCTCCTTTCACCATAGCTGTGAATACGAGTGAGATGGTATGAGAAGAGACATTTTGAGCAGAAAATGGAGAATACAAACTAGACATACCAACGAATAGAGGTTTTTTAATATTGAAACCAGTTTCTTCTTTCATCTTTCTTTTAAAAGCATCTATTGGTTCCTCACCTTTGATTACTCTTCCCCCTGGAAGATAGAAAATATTCTTTAATGGATGGTTCTTTCTTTTTACAAGTAAAGTTTCTCCCTTAGGATTAACTAGTAGCCCATCTACACATACAATGGGTATTTTCATTAAAATTCGTTTGTATTCTTTATTTGGAATGTTTCGCATAATTATTTAATATTTCACTAGAGTTCCTAATCTTATTACCTCCTACATTCCAGACTGTCTGTATTCCTAAGTTGTAACAAATCTCTGCTTCTTCTAAAGCATCAGGGTGATTCTCATCACAACCAGAGGCTAGTATGTCCGGCTTAAGAAGCTTTAAGGTTTCTCGAATAGTTGAGTCTTTATCTATAGACGCTATAACTCTATCTACCCCTCTGATGTTGTACATAATTGCTAGCCTATCTTCTAACGGAAGAAGTACCGGCTTACGTTTTAATGCTGCTTGAGTATCATTTGCTACTATTACAACTAATTTTGCATCGGGGTCTAAATCTTTTGCAGCATTTATAAGCTGTAGATGCCCTACATGTATTGGATTAAAATGTCCTGCTATTGCTATTGTTTTCATTGTTATAAAAAAGGGGTTATACCCCTGCCTTAGCTTCTTCAAGCAAGGACTTTTTGATATTACGAGTTCGAACGACTTTGTAGTCGTGAGTAAGGAATACACTTCCTCCTTTGGATTTCATGTATTTGATTTCCTTTTCTTTGGTGTCTATCCACTCCCGAGAGAGACAGTAGACATCAACGTTATGCTTCTTGAGGAGACTTAATGGAGAGAAGTTATGAGCTTCAACCACCTTATCAACCCAACGAATAGCTTCGAGAATGATTTTCTTTTGTTTCCAGGGTAGTACAGCATCTCTGCCTTTATACCTCTTTAACAAAGCATTACTATTTAAAGCAACGATTAGAAAATCTCCTTGTTCACGACAACGCTTAAACACTTGCACATGGCCTGCGTTCAAGATTTCGAAAGCTCCTTGTATAAGAACAACCTTCATTTTTCCTTTCTGCGAACTAACTTGCATTAATTCGCTTAAAGGCATCAAGATGTTTTGTTGCATAGTTTTCCCATGTCCAGTCTTCAACTGGATTTTTATTTAAGTTAGTAAATATCGTATTTAACTCTTCTTGTGTTTCAAAGGGATAGTCAATTCCTATATCCTTATGAAAACCTTGATTAGTTGCAATAGTTTTTAGTCCAGCGTTAGCACTATCAAGTATTCCCATAGAGCCTTCATCCATACCAAAGTAAAGAGAATAATCCGATGAATCTAGTATTTGTTTATGTAAGTCGTATTGAAATTCTGAGAAATAATCTACCTGTAAACCTTCTGCAACTAAGGGAGCTAAGATGTCATGCCACCCACTTCCCATAATTCTGAAAGCCCATTTATCTTTGTCTAAAGTCTTAACTAGCTCCGTAAACATATGTTCTCTCTTGCAACCATCAGGATAAATATTAGTTAGTATGGCTACTATTTGATGCCTTCTTCTATGTCCATCGTGTGCAGGTAAAATAGTAATTAACTTGTTTTCAGGTATGCCCCATCTAATTAACTTATCTTTAGTATCATTAGACATACAGATACCTAGATCAGCAGTTTCCATTCCTTTTGTCACAGCTTCAAGCTTATAGTTCTCAAAAATATGTGTAATCATTAACACATTCTTTGTATCTGGAGTATTCTCATGCTTATAAGGTAAATAGTTTATGTGATAGTTTACGTCTACACTACGAGATGGCACATTAGCAATATCTACGTCTTCTCCTAAAGCTTTTAAACCTTCTTGTAATTTTAAAGCATACTTAGTAAGTATTCCGTTATTAAATCCTTGTTCATAATTTGTGATATTTATCTTCATATTTGAGGCCCTTTTTAAACAAAAAATGGGCAAAAAGCCCGAGAGTCTCAAACATTAAATTGTAATTAATTTCTTTTACATATTATTCTTTGGAATAAAATATTTCTTTACCTTCTGGAGTCTTTATCATCTCCAAGGTGTTATTCACCTGAGCTAAGGCCTCAGGACGTGACCTGTGCTTTGAAGTAAAACCATTAGGAAAAGTAATTGTATATGTTGGATCGACTGCATCCTTAATTTCTCCACTAGGAATGGCACAGATATTAATATCATCTAATTTGATGTTTGCTAATTGAGGATAGTTAGGGTTTCTAACAACTGTTATTCTTGGATCAATCTTTATTAATTCATCTTTAAAATCATCAAATACAATCATTTTAGTGCTTTTTTAGTTTCCATTGCATTAGTAAATAAGACTAGACATGCTGCTGCAATATCGCTTATAGACTTAGAAGGTAGTTGAACTGCATTACCGTAATTCTCTCCGTTGTGCTTAAATGTATAAGCTAATTTCCCTTTCTCAAATAGTAAGTCTATATCTAAGTTATCGGGTAACGTTATAGTAGTTATTTGCTTCATGAAAAAATTATATAATAAACAGAAAATCCCGCAAAGCGGGATTTCTGGGGATAGCTTTTAGAGTGAAAATTAGTTGTTTCCTCCCCCACCAGCAACGTAAGATATACCTCCTGTTGCACCTGTCTTAACGTTGATTATCCAATTTGAGTTAAGAGTCTTAACTGCAAATGGCATTTTCCAACCAACTGTTGAAAACATATTCAATGGGTTTGATGTATCGTTTGGTCCTGGGTTCTTTACAATCACTGTAGGTGTTGTAATTGAACCTAGATTAATGATACCGTAGGCATTCTTTCCGAAGATGAAGTTTGAGTAAACAGCAACAACTCCGGCTGATGTAGCAGTAACTGGTGAACCAGATAGACCTGCTGACACATCCTTATGTTGATTGTTTGATTCAACGAATTCTACTCCGTGTAGTTTACCGATAACTCCTCGCTCAATAGCGTCTGAAGTTGTATATCGGTGTGCATCTAACCATTCTGAGTCTCCAAAAAGATCATAAGCTGTATCTGGTCCGATGATACCTCTGTAGTATCCATTCTCGAACTTCTGTGCCTTATTATTCTTTAGAGTTTTAACAGCCTTTCTAATTTCAACACCAGAGAATACGTCTGTAGTCATGATGTCTGAAGCTAGAGTAGCACCTGATACAATTTGAGCTGTTGCACCTGATGCCAATTCTTGTCGAATAAGTCTGTCAATTGATTCTCCTGCATTCTGTCCATGTACTTCTACATGTTCTTTCAATCCCACATCAATCTGTGTCATTGAGAATAGAGAACCAACATTTGTAACTGCTCCGTATTCAGCAATTGTTGCTGATACGTTAGTTGCTGTCATAGCTGTTTCTGAAGGGTTTGTAGCTTCTGAAAGAGCTGAAGTAACTAGAGCTAGGGGTGTAAATCTTGTGAATCTAACAACTGCTCCTGAATTCATAGGAACTGACTTTAATTGAGCTCCGAAATCGTGTCGTAGTTCAATCTTGGCTCGTTCTAGGAACACTTTATCGTAATACACCTGTGCTGGTGTAATAAGACCTGTTTGTGTGGCCATATTATTTGTAAAATTATATTAATTACAAATACCTATTGAGCAAAACCAATTATATTGGCTAATTCATCAGGCTTCATATTTCTCATCTGTTCAGGAGTATACTTTCGTTCTACATCTGAAAGACCAGAACGGTCATTGATCTGTGAAGCTTCTTCAGCCTGTCGCTGTTCGCGTGTTCGCTGAAGCCCAAGTACTAGAGGATGATTCTTGTTTTCAAGAACTTTAGCACCACCATTCTGCATGATGATTTCTATTTCGTCCTCAGTATATCCTTGTCGATGAAGTCTAAACTCGTCTGACCTTAATATTTCTGATGGCTTAGGTATTTGTGTGTTTGTAATGTTCTGTTGAGGTTTCTCTTTTTTGACCCAATTACCTTCTGAGTCTTTAACGAAACCTTCTGCCTTTTTTGCTCTTTCAAACAGTTTTCTATTCTGTTCCTCAAGAGCTGCAATCTTGGCTTCGGCATCATTGCCAGATTCGTTTACTGTTTCGTCAGTGACATTTGTAGTGTCGTCAATCACAATGTTTTCTTCTTGCATATAAGCTATGTAAGTTAGGATTTGAAGGGTTATCTCCCATGGACTAGCTTTTTAAAGAGGTAGCTGTGTCCTAATGCCCTCATCGTTTTACATATATTGTCCTTGAGCTTCTGGTGCTACATCTGCTTTAGCGCTTGGGTTTTTGAACTTTGCTGAAAGGTTTTCACTACTAGCTGTCTGATTAATGTTTGTACTTGAATTAGTCATATCAGCACTCTTTGTAGAGATAATGTTTGCAACTCCATTCTCATAAACTGGTGCATTTATTCCATTTCCTACTGGTTTCTTTGTGTCTAAATTTGGTTGTGTAATCATATTTTTATCTAAATGGGCTATTAATATCTGGCTTCTTTGCCTGACCAATAATCTTGGTCTGGCGTAGGAAAGCGTCTAACTTGTTATACGCTATCGACCTAGCTATAACTTCTGCTTTCACTGACTCCGCAGGCTGTGTTGTATCAATGGTCGTCATATCCATTAGTGGATCAATGAAGCCTCTTATTATTTCTTCTACCTGATACCACTCTGGGTCAGAATAGAATCTTTTGTTAATTTCTTTAGGCATTTTCTTCTTCGTGGCGATCACACTCCTCGCCTTTTTCTTTATAATTTTCTGGATATTCTACTTTCTTGTCTTCTTCCATAAATTTATTGATTAGTTGCTAAACTTGGCTCTGCTTCCACACCGACTGCTGGTGGCTCAATACCAAGAGCTTGAGGATTTGTTTCCATAATGTCCTTAGCTTCAGTATCAGCAGCTTCAATCTCTCCCTGTGATACACCAAGTGAATCAGCATATTTAAAGTAAAGTAGTTTATAACGAGGATCATTCATAGCTTGAGAATTGTATGAAGCTAGTAGAGCCTGTGTATTTGTAGCTAGAGCTTGAGGATTTATCTGTTCATTACCAACATTGAAATCAAACTTATATTCTGCATCTTTATAAAAGAACTCTTTAATCTTTAGGAATCGTGCTTCACCTAGTTTCTTGTATTCAGTTAAAGCTCGTGCCTTCTCTGCTTCTATATTCTCTGGAGTAGGAACTTGTCCTGATAACATAACCTTCTTGAAAATGTCATTACCATGTAGTTCAGCCATCGCTTCATCAAGCTTTCTAAGCTCTTGAGTATTACCTGTGTATCTCATGATGTGTTCTTGGCTTAGATCTTGGATTAGAACTGGCATAACATCATCATTAAAGAAATCTCGAAGCATATTAGTGAAGTTCTCTTTCTTAAATCCAAATGTAGATGTAGCTTGCTGTTGAGCATTCATAACAGCTGTAGCTGTAGTTGATGCAGCACTGGTCTCTCCTGATACAGCGTCATAAGCAAATGACAATCTTTGAGCTTGTTGGATATAGCTCTGTTCCTCTGAATCAAAAGCAGCTAAGTTTCTTTCTTCGTTAGCAATAGGTTCAATACCATTAGGAGATTGCAATAGGTCCCCACTCTCAAGGTCAGTAACAATATTTCTGATTATCTGCTTGTCTTTAGTTTGAAATAGATGGATAGTAGAAACTTCCATTGATATTCTCTTTTGGTTCTTTAGCTCGTTTAGTCTTACCTGTGTATCGAATAGAGCTTCGACAATACCTAATCCTAACCAACGACCATTAATCTTGTTGTAATGAAAGTCTTTAAATGGCCAGTCCTTATACCATCTTGATTTAAATAGAACTACACCTGCTTCACCAACTATCTTTCCTTCAGTATTCTTTTCCATTACATCAGCACCAGCAACGATAAATAGAGCCTTAACCATCTCTTCAGATTTTCCACCGTCTATCCACCACTTAGGAACTTCTCCATACCTCTTTGTCACCTTGATATAAGGAGTAGACTTTAATTGATTTAGAGTTCCTGACTGGTCTTCATATGATGAACGAGCGTCAGAGTTACCAAATCGTAGAATAGCAGCCTCAATTGCAGTCTTATCCCATCCGCTATTTCTTAGTTCAGTAGGGGTCATGTAGTGGATTGTCGTAACAAATCTACTATCTTTGATATTATCTACAGTAGGATCAAGAATTAGCTTTCTTAAATCGACAACCTTAGCTCCTTTATTAACCTTCTCAATTACCACAGAACCATACTTAGGTGCTTCATCAGCTATCTGGTTTAGAACATTGGCAAACTTAGAAGTCTTTAACCATGTTCTTAATTCCTTTTCTAACAAGTGAGTAGCCCAGAATGTCTTAGGATTAGTTGCTAGTAATCTTATGTCCTTAGTATCAACATCAAGCATCTTTGTTGCTACCTCACATGCAGGCACAACTACATTGAAAAATAGTTTCTGTCTTCCTAGATATAGAGAACTACCTTCGAACTTAGAGTTTAGATATAGGTTGATTCTCTTTATAGTCTGATACTGATTGAAAGAATATCCAGGGACTATAGAAATATATTGGTCAAAGAAATCTTGATTCTCGTTTCTAATTTGACTAAATATATTTGGTGATGTCATAGCACCACTTTATGTAAAAAGCCCTGTAATAGTTTTATTTTTACTACAGAAATAGTTAAAACCTATATTCTAAGCCATTATTCTCACATCATGTGTGTCACCATATTTTAGATGTCTAGTCACTTCTTCTATGACTTTATCCTCTAAATCACCGAATATCTCTGTATTTACTACTTCAGCTCCCATTTCCCTAGCAGGTGTAGTTTTGTTATATATTTCCTGTATAAATATCCATCTCTTAACATGTCTGCGCTTAATAGGTTTAGCAGTCTTAACATAAAAGTAATCAGCTAAGTCAGCTATGGAATAATCAAGCAACCTATACCTATTCCACATCTCATTCCACATGTATTCTTTTACCTGATATTCGTTTGCGAACCGTTTGCTAGGATGAACTGTAAATAGTTTTGATTTATTTATCCTAATTAGCATGTTAGTTAAAGGTCTTAGGAGACATACGATTCTCATAAACTTTGCTTATCATCTGCATATCAGGAGAACTTATCTTACTTACAGCCCAGTAACGAAGCATATCAGCAGCGTGTGATGTCCAATCATGCAGGGCATGAGGCTTGTAGTCTCCCATCTTATCGTTCCATTCCTTTTGATACTGACTTATAGCATTAATAAAAGAAGCACACTTCTCTTTATCAATCCATAAACCTCTTAAACGTAGTCTTACAGCGTTTATACCGTCTTCTACAGGTATATTAGGAGCTATATCAAAGTCAAAGCCTAAAGCACTAGCTATCTCTTTTCTTGATTTACCACTAGAAAACTCTCTTACTTCAATGTCATGAGGGGCAAAGTGTTGAGCATATGTATATCCTTTTCTATTTAATTCACTTATGTAATATGTAAGTCCTTCTCCACTTGCTTCAAGATAGTCAATCATTCGACATTCCATACCTGCAAATTGAAAGAAGCCTATAGCTGTACTATCTCCAACTCCCAAATCCCACCAAGTATATACAGGTAACATTGGCTCATAAGGTACATTACCTATTCTTCCCTCATCTCTCATTTGCTGTAGTTGCTTGGTGTAGTAAGCACCTTTCAAAGTAATACCAGTCCAGCTACCTTCAAGCCATGCAGCTTTTAAATCATCATCTTGTATTGATTCTAGGTATTTTATATACCCAGGATCAGCTTCCATAAGCTTTGGATTATCCTGGACTCTACTCGGGATGAATACACGAGATCTCCCATTCCTTTTATCGTACGATTTAACAGGGTCAATGGGATAATCAGGAATATTCCATCTCTTTTTAACCCAAGAGTATCCACCACCATCAGGATTAGTAGTCGCAAATACCTGAGGCTTAATGCCAGGCACAGTAGAACGACATGAACCAAGAAGCTTTTCATAATTGTTTTCACTTGTTATATGTGTTAATTCTTCTATTAATATCTTCTGATACTCATGACCTTGATACTTCTGGTATGCATCCTTATCAGCCAAGTGTCCTGTTCGTATCTTTGCACCAGAAGGAAATGTAAATGAGTCTCCAGTAAACACACCACCAGCTGGGTGATACATTATCTTTGCTCTATCAATCCAGTCATTAAGATCAGTAGCGTTTCTACGTATAACTAAGGCTCTATATCTTGGTTTATCTATGTCGTAAAGTAGCCATGCTTGTCCAGCATCTGTCTTACCTCCTCCTCTAGCTCCACCATAAAGGATTTCATCCTCTATTGATTTAAGCGCTAGTTCCTGTTTCGTTTGGGGTTTCCAATGTACTTTCATTTTTTGTAGGTAAAATAACTACTCCTTGTAACTTCTCACCTCCACTAGTAACGTCAGTCTCCTGTTTATCAGAGTATCCGTGTTTAGTAAGCATCAACTTAGTTATAGTTGAGTTATACCGCCCTGTTAATCCATAATTAACTAATTTTGTTTCTTGGAGAGCTAGAATATCTTCTAAGATGTCCGAAAATTCCTTATGTTCCTTTTGCCATAGATACAAAGTTGAACGGGCAACACCTAAAACTAATGCTAGATCAGCAATATTTGGAAGTAGTAATCTAGGATTATCCCCTCTATCTAAAGTGATAAAATCATTTAAATATCTAGTTGCTTTATCTAAAATCTCTTGTGAATAATCTGTTGGTCTTGCCATTAGTTTGAAGACTTAATTTATATAAAAAATCGAGCAGTAAAATGCCCGAGAGTCTTCATTCTGATTGTCCTTTAATTATACTCCCCCTTCATGAATATGCAATAGGAATTCTGTAATATAAATTTAATATTAGCGGCATGTGTTGATAAGTACTACAGTTTGTCGAGAACTTGAACTAAGGTTTACCTTGAGATCCCTAGGTATAGGAATTAAATACCAGTAATACTATCTTTTTAATACAACTATGTAATATAATGTCATACATACACACTCTAGTCAGGTTTTATACTCCACTAGAGGATACAAATTAGCCCGGCTTATTCCCGGTCTTTTTTGTTTATTTATTTAAATCAAAGACTGATATAACCTTCTCTCCATCATACAGATATGCCTTGTTATCATAGAAAGCTACTGACGAATGTGAAGTTTCTATTTTCTTATTCAAAAACTTAAACACTTCAATCTGTTTCTCTAATTTCATATCTTCCTTAGAACTTCTAATAAAGGAAAAAAGACCCCATGTCATCGCTATTAGTATCAATCCAAACAATATATATTCCATATATTTATATTAGCATATTACTTCTTGCAAGGAATTAATCGATCAGGAATACCTTTATTAAAAGACTCAGCAGTATCATATATTTTTATATAATCCTGGCTATTTTCACATACTGTCGTAGGAATAATTTTATCGGCTGTTACATCATTAAAACCTTGTCTATAGCCAATCTCATAACCTATGATACCAAAAAACGCTGCTAACAAAATCATGTAAATTACATTTCTTAATGATATTATCATATCTATTTCTTCTTTACTATTAACCTATTATCTTTTAATTCTTCCTCATTTAACCAAGGTCTAGCTCTAATAAACTCTTTTTCACAGAAAGTTCTATGTTCTTCCCAGTATTTTGTATTTATATACTGTCCGCAAAGTAGACATAATCTAAAGGATTGTTTTAACATATCTATTTCTTCTTAGTGAATAAAACTATTGATCAAATTCAATTAAAGCCCAACATATATGCACAATACTGAATATTGTCCATAGGAGAGTAATTGGAACCATAAATCCAGCCAAAAACATACTTTCAAATTCAAAAAAATATCCAATTATTACTCCCCATACAGGAAAGAATACTAAGGAGTTTATTAATGCTGTGATTGCTAATATGTATTTCATATTTATTTCTTTGTTTTACCTATTAAATCTTCAGACGGAGTTAATATTATTTTATCTCTTAACTCATTGTAATCATCTTTTTCCATAATAATTCCTTCTATATCGCTTTTATAAGCTTCATTAGCTCTTTTAACCCAATCAGCTAAAGCTTTAGTATGTTCTTTGTTATTAGGATTAAACGGAACTGTATCATCTCCTAGCAAGTCCTCTACTATAGTTTTACTATTCCCATATTCTGCTATAGCAATGGTTACTAGGTAGAGGAGACCTATAATGATTAGTATTGCTAGAATTGTTAAGATAATGAAGGTCATGACAACATTAAGTTTAATATTCCGTAATCAATCGTAACTTCTTTGGTTTCTTTATTGACTTTAACTGGGACATCTTCTAATAATCGGTGGAATCTTGACCAAGGATTGTATCTTTGTTCTTCAATACTTTTTCTTTTGTTATAAGTCTCTTCTGAATACCAATAATCACATAGTCCCTTCTCAAAATCCTTTTTAAAACCAATTTTATGAGTTGTGCTACTTGTAGGTGTTAATTTCATATGATTAGTATTGCTAGTGTTATGTAGAGGAGGGTCATTTAATTTTATTGATTATTAACTTCAGGGTATAACATATAACCTCCATTCCAATAAATATTAGAAAGAGACATAAAGCTACTGACCAATGAGTATGAACATATACTATTAAGATTAACCACGTAGCGAGTAGACCTCTTAAAAATTTTTGTAAAAATTCTTTCATATTATTCTTTAGTTAATCTAATAGTACATTCATCAGTAAGCTTACCCTCAAGTGATAGACAGTATTCCTCATATTTGTAATGTAACCTCGCTAGATTGTCTTTTATCTTTATTAATGTAATTACATTCCATAACATCAGTACATTGATTGTGATTACTCCTAACAATATTAGTAGTTGTCTCATATTATTCTTTAGGATTATCTAATAAATTGATAGCTTCATTAAAACTATCACTAAGCTTAGTGTTGACCTCATTGAACACCCTAGAAAGCTTTATAAGCATTTCTGCCTCCCATCTTTCTCTTTCTTCTTTAAGTAAGGTGGAGATGAAGGATATAATTTCTCGAAATTCCAGCTCTCTTTCTGGTGAATTTATGTGTATGCAACGTTTTGACCTAGCAAGATATTCAAATCTCTCCTGCCAACTCTTCTCTGGTTTATTTTCCACCCTTATATCCTCTCCATGTCTTACTATGTTATCTGTAACAATTGGATCTGAAGCTTTTTTGCACTTACTACAGATGTAATAGAATGTTCCTTCATCTGCCATAGAAGAATATAAAGGCTCAGTACAACATCTAGATAAAAGTTTTTGATAAAAGTTATTTTCCATATTATTTATTTATTACCTTATAAATCTCCTCATACCCGATAGTCTCTATGTACTGCTCCTTGCACTCTAGGCATACGATGCTAATGATCTCTCCATCATGTAATGTCCTAGCCTCTGTAGTAGTTGTATAATAGCCTGTGTTTTCTATGGGATATACCTGCCAGACTAGAGTGAAGTTAGTTATATCGTTGTTTATATTCTTCTCCTTCATCACAACCACAGTAGGACTTTCAAAGTTCTCCTTATTCCACCTAATCTCTACTACTTTCCCTGTTTCAGGAAGGTAGATATAGCCAAAAAGTAGAAGAGCGATAATTGTTATGATTGTTAATGTTACCTTCATCTCTTCAAATCCTCTATTGTTTTAATATATGTTTTCAATTCTTCTGCATATCCGAAAGGCATCCACTCTGTCTTTTCATTGAAATCTGGCTCCCACCATCTTTCCTTCACTATATCTCTCTTGTTTCCACACCTGCATTCATAGTAATCTACCTGCATCTTCTTATACTCATGCTTATGGAATATACTTCTGGCTAACTCTGTAATTAATATTATTTTGTCCATGTTATTTTCTTAATTAATAATCTTCCACCTCCCTTGCGGGGTTGAATTTAAGTTAAGGCTCATATAGCGGAGCCTTTACGCTTTTATTGCCTTAAAACCGGTAGGATTAGAGTAAAGTTCCGTATAGCCATGAACTTGTCAGCACAAGCTATAGAGCAGAAGCTCTTCTGATCCTCTATGATTTCAAATCTTTTGATGAGCTTTCTACAGAAGGCACATTTTTTCATAAGAACTTTCTATCAGTCTTGAATGGACTGAATCCTCTACTGTAGAAAGTGTGGGTTATGACTCCCGAAAACTACAGTAGAGAACTCAATCCACTATAAGTATCTGGAATTCACTATGCTCTGTAAGAACTGTTTTCCTCGACTTCTAAATTTGATGTGGTAATGTTTCTTTATCTCTTCGTCCCTTGGTATTTGTAGAAACCCCATACCGTCCATAGTAGTCATTGGTGTATAGTATTTCCCATCAGCCTCAACTACATCTTCTAATGTCCTACCTCCTCTACTCTTTAACCAAAGTATTTGTCTTTTTGTTAATTTCATAATTTAAAATGATGGTTTACATTCCTCTACCGTTATTGATATGCTCTGGTCCTTCTTGTTAATCCATTTTCTTGCTTTTAACTCCACAATTTGACAGTCGTCCTTCCAGATAATGCCTGTCATACAATCAAGGAGAGATTTAATGGCGTTATCAATGTCCATCCTCCTATTTTTAAAGAAAAAATCTATCTCAATACCTACATCATTTGTAATCAAAGATTTCTTCCATTGTTTTCTAATTTCCGAAGCCATCACTAGTTTTATAGCTTTACCTTCTTTGGTAAGAAACCTACGACCTTGATACAAGGCATTAACTGATATTGGTTTAGTTTTTAATATAAATGTTTCTTTCATTAAAATTTCGGTGTTAATTCTTCTTGGGGATAAACTGACTCAATATCGAATTCTTCTTTTTCTTTGTGAGGGAATGGTTCATAGATTCCGAATTCTTGTCCTAAATGCTTGTTTAAATGCTCATAGACGGTATTAATATCGTTTATGTTATCTAATTCAGTAGTCGATTTCTTTTGAAGTAATAGCCTCTGTAGTGGTCTCCAAGCTATTTCTTTTACTAACTCTGGTGTCCAATCCAACTCAATTACTTTCGTAAGAAATAATTGAACAGTTATATTTTTTTCATTGAACTTATTAGCTAGTAATTCATAGAACTTATGAAGAGCATTGTTCTGTGGAGTTGTTCTAACTTTTCTAAGTCTCTTAATCGTTACTACATACTCACCTTTATAATTTTCTTTTTCTAAGAACTTTTCTATTTCTTTCTTGTTACTCCACTCGAGATTGTTATTTATTTTTTTGGCATAAGTTGTGAGGGGCATTATAATAATTTCTTGTTAATGTGCTAATGCTAGCGTGTTTATCTTTTGACACTTGCACTCAAAGATTTTTACTTGCCCATCCTTCTGAATTTTTATATATCCATCACCTTTGCATTCCTGACAATTTTTTCTTGCTTCAAGAAGTAATTGTTCTCGTTGTTCTGATGGTGATAAATCTTTCGGCTCACTAACAGGTATTTGTTCTTGTAAAATCGCTAGTATGGCTTGTCCTCTAATTACTCCAATGTCCAGCTTAACTATTTCGTTGGTCTGCATAGCCCTCATAATTCTTTCGATGTCATTTTCATTTACCGGATATTCTTCAATTCCAACTTTGATTTTAAATTTCTTAATATATTTCATATGATCGCTGTAAACCTCTTTCCTTGTGAATAATTTTTCGACCTCTCAAGCCATGTATACAATCTCCGCTTAACTTCAAAGGTATTTTCTTGCTGCCATCTTTGTTTAGTTCCTGATTTGTTTGGCTCTGTCCAGTAAAGAATAAATTTCTTAAATTCCCTTTCGAGTTCGGGAGCATCTCGACCTTTGGAAAATTCTTCTAAGAGTTCTATGTATTTTTCTTTCAGATTGAAAAAGGATTCTGCAAATTGAGAGGGTGAAATTCCCCTATTACTCTCTTCTATTCTATTCTCTTCTCTTCTACTCTCTTCTACTCTCTTCTCTTCTGTCGTTACATTAGCGTTACCTTTTGTTACATTGGCGTTACTTGCCTGCTTTCTTCGATAGTCTCTTACCCTCTTTGTGGCTTCACTAAGCTGTCTTTTTTCCCAATTCAATATCGTTACATCCCCGTTACATAGTGTTACCA